AATCATCATATTTTGCTTACAAAAGAATTAATCATTTTAATGAGTGGTTAGCTCAATTTCAGGCGAAAGAAACAACAGATATACCCGAAGAAGTATATAATGGTATTTTAAAAGAATTAGATAAAAACAAATTTATTGATATTTCAAATATAACATATAAAAGTATGCGAGAGATATTAAAAAAGTTAAAATACAATAAATATTATGAACACATACCTCATATTATTAATATTATTAACGGTAAAAGGGCACCTGTATTAACAAGACAATATGAAGAACAATTACGAATGATGTTTAAGGAAATACAAACACCATTTATGAAACATTGTCCTGATAATCGTAAAAACTTTTTATCATATGCTTATGTTTTACATAAATTTTGTCAATTACTTGAATTGGATGATTTATTGCCTTATTTTCCATTATTAAAAAGTCGTGAAAAATTACAACAACAAGATCAGATATGGGAAAAAATATGTGAAAGTTTACATTGGGAATATATACCAAGTATTTAATTATCTCACATAATTTGTTTCTTGATTATTTGATTCAACCATTACAACATGAGGTAAGTATCTATCAAGTAATACAAAAGTAGTTGCGGCTAAAAGACCAATATATATCGCATGTTCATTCATGATCGAACAATTCGGGATATAATAGGTTGAAATGGTAACAACTAAAAATAGAATAATATATTTGATTAAATTTTCACGAACAATCATTATACTAAAAGAAAATAAAAAATTTTTTTATAATTGATAAATTAATATTATTACTTTACATTAATCTTAATCTTTTGACCATTAAGAATAAAATCTACTTCTTCTGAAACTAGGAAAGATCCAATCAGAGGAGTCCCTTCAGCATCATTTACCGTTGGTAGAACAGTTGTGTTACAGTATGTCCACTGATAATTGTGATTGTTATGGAATGTTGGAAGAAGCTTTCCTGGGTGGAAACCACCACAAAGAGGGAAATTATTATCATTCGTGGGTAGACACATATCCTTAATAACCATAAACCAATTGTTTCCAAACTGGATGAAAGCTTCAACCTCAACCTTTTGATGTTCAATATTTGACTTAAACCAAGATGGAGTTATACGAGCAGTTCCATTTTGAGTTGGCTTATTTGGAATCTTATAAAATTCGGTATAATGGTTGAGTGAATACTTATTTCGTAGTACTTCCTTCTTGGTATTAATCTTTGTTACATAACCGGGTGCGAAGTTTCTTGGGTAGATTTCTAGAGTATGCGAGCCTTCACTCATATACTTAAGTAGATCCGAAAGATACTTGGGAACCTTTGACTTTTCAATATCAGAAAGATAAATCTTCTTTTCCTTGTTCTTCTTTGAATTATCATTTGTTTGTCTCGCCATATCCATAAAAGTATTTACTGTTGAAACATCCTTAATATTCTTATCCCATACATATGATGGAATATTAATTTCATCTATATTTGGAACAATTGATGNTGGTGTTCCAAAGTTTTCATCCCATTCAGACTTGACAGCNGCAGCTCTCTTCGCAGCCTTCGTAGACATTTCTAGTGNTGGATTTTCATTATGTCTAAAAGAGTGAGTCTTAATAAGCATCTTATCACCCTTCCTTCTATTAATTGGCCATACATTTTCAATAATTTCCTTTTGCTTACCTTCCTGATGAATAATAATAGTAAATGGTATTATCTTGTGCTTTGTTCGTCTTGTAAAGTTATTAACAAGAATATCATATTCTCCAAAAGGAACACAAGTTATATTTTCAGCTGGTTCTGCTGAACCACCATTAACATTAGCATCAAAATCAAGACGTGTTTCATATCTATTACCATTGAAATGATATATAGAAATCTTACCACCATAGTAGATTTCAGATATCTTTTCCCTCCGACCATTTACTAGTCTGTACCAAATAAGATGAAGATCTAGATCATCGTGAAATTCACCCGGCCAAACAAGGGAAATACTATACTTTGAAGTTACCTTATGCTTAGCCATATTTCTTGCTAGTTGAGATACCATATAATTGTCAGGATGAGTTCTTTCATCCATAGCTGATAGAATACCTTCGATACCCATACCACTTTCAATAAGTTCAACAATCTGAAGAGATTGCTTATAATCCTTATGAACAGCTGTATTTTCATCTTGTTCAATCCTTCCAGTTGTTAGCGCAAATACACAAAGATGAATCTTTGGTATACGACCCCACTTTTCAAAATTAAGAGGTCCTCCATATCTCTTACACTTGAGCCACCTATTTTGAATATCTGTAATCCAATTGATTACACTTCTCCAATGATCGGGCCTTTCAAGACGATAAAGTTCCTTTGCGAGAATCTTTACAGAATCATAAGCATCGATACAACATATCTTTTCCATACGAGGCTGAATTACATTAATTTCATTGAGAATTCTCTTATACTTGCGAACATTTTCCGCCGAAGTAACCTTATCGGGGAAGATTGTCACATGTTGGAAAGGATTTCCATTTTCATCTTCTCCCTTATTTACACTAGGAAATGATCCTCCTTCAACAAGATGAAACTTTACATTAGTCTTATTCTTATTTACTTCAATACACTTTTCTCTAACATTAAAGAATGATCCAAGTTCTGTATCATCAGACCATCCATCTTCCTTTGAACGAACATTCTTAAGAAATACTGGTTGACAGTTCTTGTCAAGAAGACCGCAAAACTTCTTTGCCCTTGTATAGCATTCTACACATCCACCATGCTTGAGCATCGCTTGTGTAATATCCTTATTAGGAACAATATTCTTAATATAATAACATACTCCGTTTTGTGAAAATACTTCTGCCTTTGTATCATCATTGATAACTTCTTCATACGACCTTCCCTTGGGCGCAGACGCAACCTCAGGAGGTGCTGGCTCAGGTGAAGAAGCATCTTCCATTGTAACAATCTCAAAATCGTTCATTTTTTTTCAATTATATTTTTGTAAATTAACTTTAAGTAAATCAAATTTAAGTAAATCAAATTTAAGTAAATCAAATTTATAAAAAAAAAATATATGATAAGTAATAATGGAAGCTCCATCAAGAGAAAAGCTAATTCAAAATTTAGGAATGATAAATAATGGTCTTGTTCAAGACGTTACTAGAGAAACAAATCGTGATTATTCAAAATCAATGGATCCAGCTCTATATGATAATCATAGTGAATATTCATTAAAAGGGATAATTGAACAAACACCATTTAGTCAAATTTATTTTTCTCCAATGAATTCAAAAGGTATTCAAGACACAATTCGGTATCGTGTCTCTCAAAAAGATTCTTCAATTGGAAAAATTGGATATCAATCTGAAAAAGATATTTTCGCAATTATGAGATCAGTTTATTTACAATTTGCGAACTCAACTGTCCTTACAGATGATATTACAAAAAACATACGAGGATTAAATGAAAAAGTTATTGAATATTCTGTTGATGATATTGGTGTAAGATTAGAACAATATAAAGGATATTTAAATAAAGTATCCCAATTACCAACACCAATGGAACATCCCCAATATTTAAATAAACAAAACTTTACTTATGATATGAGTAATTTAATATAATTAATCAACTTCATCAATTGTTGGACCTTTTTCCATATTTTCCATTGTTTCTTTCATTTCTTCTGAAGACATACCACCCATATTCATATTCATTTTTGTAGGGTCAATGTTTGTCGGACCTGAATCACCTTCTCCTTGACTTTGAACCTTCATCAAAATGGGATTTAACATTGTATTAATTTCATCATATTTTTCATCATAAACTTCTTTTGTTGAATTTTGATTTTCATCCAACCAGTTTTCCGAAGATTGAATGGTTGAATCAATTAGATTATTTTCATCATCAGACAATCTAGATTTAACTTCGGATTTTCCAAATGAACTTTTAATTTGATAAATAAATGATTCTAACTTATTTTTAGATTCAATCGTATCTTTTGCGATTTCATCTTCCTCCTTATACTTTTCAGCTTCTTGAACCATCCTTTCAATATCATCAGTTGACAATCTACCTTTTTCATTTGTAATTGTGATTGCTTCTTTCTTACCCGAACCTTTATCACATGCTTCAATATTCATAATACCATTCGCATCAATATCAAACGATACTTCAATTTGAGGAACACCTCTTGGAGCCGGGGGAATACCATCTAATTGAAAAGTACCTAATTTATTATTATCTTTTGTAAGATGTCTTTCTCCTTCAAAAACTTGAATCGCTACTCCTGATTGATTATCTTCAAATGTTGAAAATGTTTGGGATTTTTTGGTTGGAATAGTTGAATTTCTTTCAATAATTCTAGTCATAACCCCTCCAGCTGTTTCAATTCCGAGGGAAAGAGGCGCAACATCAAGTAATAATATTTCATCGGCTTTTTCATTACCGGATGTGGAACCAGATAAAATTGCCGCTTGAACGCAAGCTCCATAAGCAACGGCTTCATCTGGATTGATACTTTTACTTAATTCTTTTCCATTAAAATAGCTTGAAAGAAGTTCTTGAATTTTAGGAATTCTTGTAGAACCGCCCACAAGAACAATATCATCAACCTTGCTTTTGCTTACACCGGAATCTTTAATAACTTTTGAGACGGGTTCAATACATTTTTGAAACAAAGGCATACATAGAGATTCAAACTTAGCCTTTGAAATTGATGTAAAAAAATCAATTCCATCACATAATGAATCAACTTCAATAGATGCTGTATTACTGCTAGATAATGTTCTTTTTGCTTTTTCACAGGCCGTCCTCAAACGACGTAATGATCGTTTATTATCTGAAATATCAACTTTATGTTTTCTTTTAAATTCATTTATAAAGTGTTTTACAAGAATATTATCAAAATCTTCACCACCTAAATGAGTATCACCTGCGGTAGCTTTTACTTCAAAAATACCATCATCAATATTAAGTAAAGAAACATCAAATGTTCCACCCCCTAAATCAAAGATAAGGACATTTTTTTCGGACGTATTATTATCAAGTCCATATGCGATTGCTGCGGCCGTTGGTTCATTGATGATACGAAGAACATTCAATCCTGAAATTGCTCCAGCATCTTTCGTAGCTTGTCTTTGAGAATCATTGAAATAGGCCGGAACAGTGATTACAGCATCTGTAACTTTTTCACCGATGTATGCTTCTGCTATTTCTTTCATTTTGTTAAGAATCATAGATGATATTTCTTCTGGATGATACTTTTTTTCTTCATTTTTAAAAGTAACTTGAATGATAGGTTTATCATTTCCATCATTTACAACATTAAATGGAAATTGTTTGATATCATTTTGTAGTGTTGTATCGTTAAATTTTCTACCAATTAATCTTTTTGCGTCAAAAACAGTATTTTCTGGATTCATTGATGATTGATTTTTTGCTCCATCTCCAACAATCCTTTCTACATCATTAAAAGAAACATAAGAAGGGGTTGTTCTATTACCTTGATCATTTGCGATAATTTCGCATCTATTATCTTTCCACCATCCTACACAGCTGTAAGTTGTTCCTAGATCAATTCCAATCGCTACCATTTATTATTTATAAAGAAGATTAACTTCTTAAATAATTTATTTAAGAAACTGATATGTTTTAATAGCATGAATATTTCACATAGTGAATATGTCTTAAAACAATTAAAAAAGTATAACTTTGTAAAAGAATGGATCAATGAAAAATACAAAGAAAAACCTCTAATTATTTATGGAACTTCGGGTGTTGGAAAAACATCATTAGCCGAATATATATTAAAAGACTTTACAAAAGTTGTAATTAATGTAGAATCTTGTAAAAGTGTACCTTCGTTAAAAGATCATTTAGATATGTCATTATATAAAAAAAGTATAACAATGATGTTTACTAAAAAAAATGTTTACAAAGGAATTTTGTTTGATGATTTAAATTATTTACAATTAAATGACAAAATATTATTTAAATCAATCTTAGAATTTTCAAAAAATAAAAATATAAATCATCCTGTAATATTTATCTTTAATTCAATCAAACATAAAAACATACAAGTTTTATATAAAAGATGTTTTCCGATATGTATTTCATATACAGAAAAGCAATTTATTGATATTAGTAGTCGTTTTTTCTTAAATGATCAAAAAATAGATATTAAAACACTCGCAAAAAAATCACATTATAATTTTAATTCATTAAAGATAAATTTAGATTTCAAAGCAAATGTTGAAAATATTGAATCTTATGAAGAAAGTAATCACGAATTAGAAGAATATATAAAAAAAATGTTTCAAAAAGATACAGAAATGATCATAAAATCTTCATATTCTGATTATAATATTATTGGATTAAATATATTAGAGAATAGTCCTCATTGGATCTTTTCCAGTAAAATGGGTTATAAGCAAAAAATCAATCTTTTATCTGAAATTTATGAAAATAATTATTTGAGCGATAAAATATTAACAAAAATTCATAGTTATTCTGACTGGGAATTAACAAAATATATCATTATAAATACGATATTAATACCAATACAAAAATTAAAAGATCGTGTAAAAATAGATAAAGTAGATTATAATAAATATATTAGTAAATGTATTATTTATACTCATAATCGTAAGCTCTTAGACTCATCAAAAATAGATTATCATAATTTAGCCTATATTTATGATATAATTAACAGATATTTTAATTGTAATTTTAATGATAAAAAGATGTATTTTATGAAACTAAAAGAATACATACATAAATATGATATATCATTAAAAATAATGGAAAAATTTAGCAAGTATTATTTACCTCAAAAAAATGAATATAAAAAACTTTATAAAATTATTTAAGAAAATAAATATTATAACAATTATAATAATGGTGATGAAATTGGTATATTTTAATGTTCGTGGATTGGCTGAAACAAGTCGCATTTTGCTATCAATTGGGGGAGAAGAATACGAGGATTTCCGTTATCCCTTGGAAGTGATTGATATGTCAAAGCATGAGATGAAGAAGGAAGAATTTGATAGTGATAAAGCAGATGGAAAGTTATCTCTTTCATTGAATAAGGTTCCTTTCTTGGAGGTAGATGGTGTTACTATTCCACAGTCCAAGGCGATTGAACGATTTTTAGCCCGTCGTTTTAATATGATGGGTGAAAATGAGCTAGATGCTGCCCGTATTGATAGTATTTGTGAATGTGTTCGTGATTTTAAGGATATGTATCAGAAGGTGAGATCACTACCTGAAGCCGATCGTAGTGAGGGAATGAATCAATGGTTTACTGTAACCTTGGTTGAGAAGCTTGGACTACTTGAAAATTTGTTGAATGATTGTTGTTGTAATAAAACGGAAGTACCTACGGAGTGTCCTAAACCGGACGGAAGTACTGGATGTGGGTATTCTGTTGGAGACACGATAAGTTTATCGGATGTTGTATTGTTTTGTTTTATTACTCAATTCTTTGATAATAAGGAAGCCGCATACAATGCGACACTTGCGACACCACGTTTGCGAAAGATTGTTGATTCGGTCGGAAAGAATGAAAAGGTTGTATCATGGTTGAAGGAACG